CAGCGCCACATCGAAGGTCGCCTGACAGCGGAACTCATCGAGCAGCCATAAGTGTTGATTATGATCAACGCCCCAAATGTTGAACACATTCCAGTCAGAGCCGGTGCCGCCCTTTGGCGCGTGGTCGCTGGTCAGATAGGTGTTCATGTGCGCCGGTTTATCGACGTAGCGATTAAACCATGCCGCCTTGAAGAATGTGCCTTCGTCAGGTGACGGCTTCTGCTGGTAGAGGCTCGACCACGTGCGCGAATTGCGCTTGAACGGTTCCCAATGCTCCAGGCTGAACCATTCTGGCCACAGCGTTTCACCGATGGCACGGCCCAATGGATCGTCGGCCCGGTCGGCAATGGCGGGTAGGCAGATCACATGCCAGATGCGCCCATCACGACCATTGAACACGCCGCTTTCGCCGTTCCAGTCTTCAGGCAGTATCCGGCCCGCAGGATCGTCTTGATGCCATCGGGTAAGGATCATCACCTGCGGCGCACCAGGCACAAGGCGCGAGCAGAAGTCGTCCTGATAGGCGTCCCATGTCTTATTGCGGATCGTCTCGCTTTCCGCGCCTTCACGGCCACGAATGGGGTCGTCCAGGATACCGAGCATAGCACGGTTGCCGGTAAGACCCGACAGAATGCCGCCGGCCATGAACTCGCTGCCGTTGTCCAGCATCCATTCGTCAGCAGCGGATTTGCTCGGGTCGAGCGTTCGGCCGGTCAGGTTGTAGAATGACTTGGACTGGATCAGTTGCCGCGCCCTGCGTCCCTGCTTCCCCGCGATGTTGCTGGCGTAGCTGGCGAGGATCACGTGCCGCCTTGCCTTGCGGGCCATGAACCACGGCACGAACACGACATCGGCATAGGTGGACTTTGCAGAGCCGGGAGGCAGAAGCAGCATCAGATTGGGGATTCGCCCCGCTTCCAAAGCCTCCAGTGACGAGCAGACGAGCAGGTGATGCTTCGCCAACTTGTCCAGCTTCATGACCGAAAAGCCGTCTTCCTCATTCTCATCGTTCAGTGGAACGGTCGGAATATCGACCATGCAGGAGAAGTCAGGAAATGACCGGGCCGCCAACTCACGCCGCGCGGCGCGGATATGTTCGACGGTGATCATTCAACCGGCAGTTTGGCAAGCTCGCGCAGGGTTTCGTCGGAGAGGCTGGAAACGTCGATCTTGGTTTCCGTTTGGATTGGCGCGCCGTTCTTGCCGGTGATCTCCGCGCCCTTTACCTCTCGCCAATCATCAGGGAAGCGTGCCGCCATGTTGCGCGACCAGATGTTGCCCTGGAACTCGCTGCCGCTCTTTTCCATCCCTGCGCGGCCTTTGCGTTCCCACCAAACCTGCGATGCCATCTTGGCTCGCGTAAAGGCGTTCAGAAATTCCTCGTTTGCGTTGGCCCACGCGGTCAACGTGTTCTTACAGCAGCCCAATTCATAAGCCATTTCAGCGATCGACGCGCCACTTTCGCCAAGCTCAATGATCCGCTCGCAATAGGCCGGATCATATTCGGAAGGACGACCTGCACTCATGCCGTTTCACCCTCGGCCCCGGTTCCCAGATCACCCCCAATCTCTATTTGAGGACGCCGCTTTGGCATGGCTTGAACCCTATCCATCGTTACCTTCGAAGCAATACAGCGTGAGCGCTTGTCGAAATATTTCAGCATCGCGTCGAGCAACATGCGGCTTCCGCGTTCAGCGGCGCGGCGCTCCAACAGTTCGCGGTTGAGTCCTACCTGAACGTCCGCGATCTTTTCCGCGAGTGAACCCCGGCGCGGGCCTTTGTGAAGCGGCCCTATGTTACGGCAGTGCTTCATCACCGCTCCCTCTTGCTCATGGTGGTCATTGGTGGGGTGTCCGTTACAGGAATTGCGCGACAACAGCCCCGATGCCGAGAAGCACGAGCGGATTGATGACCGCGTAGGCCATCGCTTCACCGGCTGCTGACAGCTTCTCGCTGTTCGTCTTTCCCTCGCTCTTCTTTGGCGCGTTCTGGTGAGCCAGTAAGGATGCGACAAGCGCGATACCCATTGCCATCACCATGCCGACAGAGGGCGCACCGAGTGGGACGATGAACCAGCCCCACAGTTGCACCAGCACCAGTGCACGCAGGATCGTTACCACAGTGCCGAATGCCAAAATTCCGGCGATTATCCCAATTGCTGCCATCACTCACCTCCAGCGAACGCTGCGCGAATGCCGCCGCTAGTCACTTTCCCGCTCTCATTCCCGGCACGGCGAAGGGCGCGGACAATCAGGTCCACCATCGCGTTGTTCTCGTCATCGGGGCCAACCAAGCTGATGATATGTCCCTCGATCAGCATGTGATCGCGTCCATTCAGGTCCGTCACGATCTTAGCGAACCGTACATCCATGTTCGTCGTGTCCATCATTTCCTCCTCACATTCTCGAAATAGAACCGGGCATAATCGAGCCGCAGCCCCAACTCCCTCGCCCGCTTCCCTGCATCTGCACGGCTACGGTCAGAAGCGAGGAGCCAGCAGATGAACCGCGTGGGTCCGCTGTCAGGATGCTCGCCCTCATTGGGCTTTGTGTCGAGGAGGGGTAGCATGTCATGCTGCCTGCCTTTCCGCCTGCGATAGAGCCTCCACCTTAGCGATCCGCTCCCCGATCCAGCGCATCACCGGCACAGCCATGCTATTCCCGAGCATCTTGTAGCGCGGGCCATCGGCCATCATGCGACCGCGATAAGGCACAAGTGTAAAATCATCTTGGTAGCCGAAACAGCGCTCCACCTCGCGCGGCGTCATCTTGCGAACGCCAGAGGCACTACCGAGGAACACATGCGAGCCTCCTCCTCCGTTCGTCCGGATTGACGGCACCAGGCCATCGCCCGCCGCCTCTGGAACTGCACCACCTTCCCGCCCGCGTATCGAGAACGCGATCACCGGAGGATGACTGGTCCGCGCCAGTGGGTGCATGGGATCGCCAGGCTTAGGATTGCTGAAGTTCTTACCCGATGTGATCTGCGTGGGATCGAACACGACTAGGCTGTCATAGTCGCCGGGGTTGGCCCGGCTCCAATCGTGAGAGGTCGCGCCAAATGTTCCGGCAACTTGCGACCCCTTCGGGCGCTGCGGCGGAGTATTTGCTTGCAAGCCGTGGCGCTCAATGAGAACCGCAGCAGGTGGTCGCCAGTCTCCAAGATATCCGACAACGAACACGCGGCGGCGGCGCTGTGGAACTCCGAAGTGCTGAGCGTCGAGAACCCGGTAGGCGAACCCATACCCGAGTTCTGCCATCCCTCCGAGGATGGCTCCAAAGTCCCGTCCTCCATTTGACGACAGGACACCGGGGACGTTCTCCCATACCAGCCATCGGGGCCGTGCGCGATCAGCAAGGCGGAGATATTCGAGGGCCAGGTTGCCACGGTCGTCAGCCAGTCCGCCTCTAAGGCCGGCGATACTGAACGATTGGCAGGGGGTGCCTCCGACAAGAAGGTCAACTGGTCCATATTCGGTCCCTTTGATTTCGGTGAAGTCGCCACGCACGGGGACATCGGGATAATGATGGGTCAGCACGGCGCGGGGGGCGTTCTCGATCTCGGCATAGCAGAGCGCCTGCCAGCCTAGCGGCTTCCATGCTGCCGTTGGTGCACTGATGCCGCTGCACACATCGATGTAGCGCACCTTCGCCTTTCCGATGGTAACGGGGGTGGTCATGCGCTCATCCTCCGATATTCAGAGAACGGGACCAGTTTGAGGCTGTCCGCGTTGGCGTCGTAGATCCAGCGGATACCCTTATCGACCGGCTCCATCGCGAGGCGGGCGTTGTAGGACGCTGCCACGCGTTGGCCGATAGCAACACGGTCTTCATCGGCGGCGTAATTGGCGGGCGCGACATAGCGCTTCAGCGGGTTGGCGCTCATGAGTTGTAATTCCCTTCAAGGATTTTCTGGAAATTGGATTTCTTGGTGATCCAGTCGAAGGTGCAGAACTTTCCCTTTTCACCACTCAGGAATGGCGAGCGCTCGATGTTCTGCATGACCTCAAGGAAATCATCGACACTATGGGAACGGATGCGGGCCTTCACGGCTTGCCGACGCTCAGGGGTCAGTTGACGGATACATGGCCTGCCAATGCGACCAGCTAAATCGTTCCAGGCTTCCACGACATGCTCTGGCTTGAGGCTGTCACCTTCTTCCTGATCATTTCCAGCAGCGGGAAGCACAGGCGTTGCGTTCGCAACGACTATGATTGTTTCCTTGACTGGTTCATTGACTGTATCCGTCACCCGTTTTTGGGGGTCTTCAACCACCCGTTTTTGGGGGTCTTTGCCGGAAAATTTGGGTGGCTCCCTATTTTGGGAGGCTTCCGTTTTTGGGATGCTTTGCAAATTGAGGCGATAGACCTTGATCTGCCCTGATCGTCCGGATTTGCGCCCTGTGTCAGCAATCAAGCCGAGCGCTTCCAAACGGTCCAGCGCGACCGTGGCCGTCTTATGGTTCATGTCGCCAAATTCAGCGATTGCAGCAGTGGATGGATACGCCTCTCCGGCCTCGTTGGCATAGTTCGCCAGCGCCAACAGCACCATCTTGGCGGCCAGATTTCCGGGCTTCTGCTTTGCCGCCCAAGATAGCGCATCAAAGCTCACCCTATCGCGCTCCTGATGTTCTCGAATGCCAGATTGCCGCGAAGCTTCTCAGCCTGCCGCAGTCCTGACACGATGGTGCTGTGATCCCGATGGAACAGGCGTCCTATGGCCGGCGTCGACATGCCGTGATCACGCATGGATTCCATGATGGCGAAGCGGATCCAGCAGATATGACGGGTGCGGACCGGGCCGCGCAGATCGGCAACTGGAATGCCTGTGGCCTTGGAGGCGTTGTCGAGGGTGAAGATGGTCATGCGAACACCCCCGTCTCTGTGATAGTGACCTGAACCGATCCACCCTTCACAGGCTCGCCACGGGTCAGGGTGAAACCGAAATGTTGGTCGTCCACGCCGACGGTTTCGCTGATTGCGTCGATGCCATGCTTGAAACTGGCCAGCATATTGTCGAGATCGCGGCGCCGACGGTCAGGCGGGCAGAAGCGGATCGTAAGGTGCGCAGCATCCATTTCGACTGGCGACAGGCCACCAGCACGACACAGGATAAGGCAATCAGCCTTGTAGCCCTTCGCTGCCGTCTGCTTACGGCGCCAGGCCCCCGGAGAGGAAGCATTCGGCCGCAGTGCGGAAGGAGGCCATGGCAAATCAATGCGCACGGGCAAACCTCCCCCGGCTGTCCCGCTTGATCGCGACCCTGCGCATGTCGCGCTGCCAGGCCTTGCGGACGATATCGAAGGCGTAGGGGGTGAGGCACATGTGGCGGCGAAGGTGGAGTTCGGTCATTGTGCCACCCTCCAGCCGCGACGACGCAATTCACGCGACAAGGACGAGGTTGATAGATGCGCTAGGGAAGGACCGCTCCAAGGCTGTGTAACGGTTATCTGGCGCGCCCTGTTGGGAACGCGCTTCACATGTCCACGTTCTTCCAACGCGCTTACCAGCCGATCAATGCCACTCTTCGAACGAAGACCAAGAGCGACCTTCATCTCTTCGAATGACGGGGTTCCTTGTCCTGATTCCTCGCGGGCGATCAGATAGCGCAGAAGATCATCCTGGCGTGCTGTCAGGCCGGGGGTGCGGTGAGCGGTGCTCGCGGATTGCATGTCCATTAAGCCACCGCCTTGAGCGTTACCGCCCGCATGGTGAGGTCGCGCATTTCGTTCGGGCCTAGCTCGCGGCCGGCTTCGCTTTCGGGGTGGTGCGCCTTGCCCTTCGCCGCGAGATAATCCCGCGCCGCCTGCTCGATCTCATCGTGATCTATTTCCTCCGGGGCACGAACGATCAGACATCCTGCGGGCAGAAGGAGCGACAGAAGGTCGTCGGGGATCGCCTTGCTTTCCGCCAGCGCATAGACCGCTGACATGGGCATCATCGCGGGCTTGTCGCCACCTTCCTGAGGGAGGTAGCTCAGCAGCGTCGAATAGCTCAGGCCACTGTCAAAACTCACTGCTTTGAGAGCGATGCCCCGGCGGTCCAGTTCGCGGCGAATGGCGGATTGCCGTTGCCGCACAATCTCGTTGTTATCTCGCATGATCGTGTGATGCCTCTCCGTTAGCAGATGCAGCATGAAGTTGATGTTCGAAACGATGGGTGCCGAGGCAGAAAGGGGGATGAGCAACCCCGGCACCCTCCGTGGTGTGCGACCCGTTGGCCCCACGGAAATCGATGAATTGAAGCGGTTCCAGCACCGTGCAGCCCTCAACCTCGG